GCGCGACTAATGTCTCGTAAAAAATTAAAGGTTGCGACTTGTGGATAATAAAAATTTTAGGCTAGAACATTGTTCTAGCTTACATAAAACTTATCCTAAATTGATAATTTATTAAGTCGAACTGTTAATGTTCTAGCGATCCTTTACTAACTCCCTTAATGAAGGGTAGACTACTACTGGCCGCACCGGTAGTAATTTGGCTCGTTCTAACGAAACGAGCAACCGCCAGTCTCTATACTGGATTTGGGGTTGGTGTGGATATGACATAATAGCTTGGGGTATTCAAATAAAAGAAGAACGTAAAGTCCGTTCCTATACTGAAATATTTAGCTATAGACATATTTGTGATTGGTTTAGTTGCCCCTACTGGTTTCAACATTGCTTGAACGCAGTACGTGTCAATGTCGGATCCATCAACTGATGTTCCAAAAGTGGATGTACTGGGGTTAATATAATGGATTCTGTAATAATTAAAATTGGGCATACTCACAGAAAGACCAGTTTGTGTGTTTTGATTGGTAAATGATTGTCCTCCAACACCAGAAAATTCATTGGATCTATAGAAAGAAGTGGCTTGACTTAATGAAGTCAGCACTCCAGATGTAGACAATTCATTTGTATTTGAAGCATTAAAAGAAGTACCTTGTTTATAAGCTTTGAACTCCGACACAAGACCATCTGATCCAGTTGTATCTAAATTGAAATGCCAAATCATTGACCCACGTTGAGCTGCAAAACAAGGAGCTATCCAATTATATGCTGATGGTGCAGAGTAATTCATTGGAAAGTTATTTCCTGGATCAAGTGTTCCTGCTCCAGAGTTTACACCTTGAGTTGTATAACCAAAATATAAGGGATATTTTGTCATTATTGATCGGTATCTAGCATATGAAGAAGTTGTATTAGCAGGTAACTTATAAGCAACGTTGAACATAGTTCTACGAAGCAGTTGCCGAACAGACTTAATTCTCTCACCCATATTAATAAGATAACGGTTGTCATCCATCTGGTCATGAACAGTGCCAGCACTAATTTCAACTGGACCATCAATACTAAGTTCATTCGCCTGAGCACTACTTAAATTAGTCACTTCACCTGTCTGTAATTCCATAACTGTGGCACCAAAGGTGGGTTCTTTAGGAACAGCAAATTCAAAATTCTCAGCTGCCCTAATAAATGTTTGACAGTATACAAGCGAAGGTGATACTGGAGCTGATAGCTTGGTAACTACCCTCACATTGATCATTCCATTGTGTAAAGTAGGATCAGGAGTTCCTACAGAAGTTGAACTAGGTAGAAAATTACCTGTAGTTTCAGCAGCTGGTGTTTTTAACCATCCGGTGGCCTGCATGAAAGGTACACGTATTTCTATATCTTGTTCAGTTCCAATATCAATAACTCTATTAAAGCATGTTGAATATTCTGGAGAATTTGTAGTAATATCATAAACAGGGTCATAACATACACGAACCCTAGCTTTATGATATGATGTACAAATAAATCTAAAACGAAATATAATATCCCCTCTCCAATATTGAAAGAGAGCACTTAAGTACGTCATCATTGATGATTGATAAGGTTGCCCAACAGCAGCTCTCGCAATTAGAGCTGGAGAGACAAAAGCATTAAACAACACATCATCTGCAACATTAGTAGTAGAAAATTGAAAATTGACTAAAAATGACTCTCGAGACGTCAAATAATTAATGTCAAGCTCATCGACAGGTGGTAATCCAACTGTTCTAGGATCTATAGTTAATTCATTTTTTGGATCAAGCGTCAATTTCTCCACGGGTGTTGATATTTCGGGAGATGCGAATTGAGGAAATGCAGAATTTTTAAAGGGGTTTGTATTTGCAACGTTGGGAACATTTGTGTAACCAAAAAGATGAGCCAGATGGCCAATACTAGACGCCACAGCACTACTAGCTGTCATATAGGGCCCTATTATTGGAAAATCTCTAAAGGCTGCAAAAAATCGAGATATCGCTCCTGCAGGTTTTGAGATTACACCTTGGCCATACTCATCAGCACTTCCAGTTGCTGATTCTGATACACCACCATCGGAATCTACTTGGTAAGCTGGTCCTGCTTGAAGCGATAATTTAGCAGTAGGTCCCATTAATTTAACATTCTCAGCCCAAGCAAAAACCTGAATAGTAACTGTGGATGATACAACAGAGTTAGCAGATTGTAACGGAGTGTAGACGACAGGGGTTAATCGTCCCATTAAAGCTACTTCTGCTGCAGAATGTATTGGTAAGTAATTACGGTGATAGAAAAATGGTAAAATTATATCACCACCTTCACTTTTGGCTGGTGTGATCCATACACCAGGTCGTTGGCTCCAAGGTATTAACTGAAAAGAACCAGAATCATTAATGATCGTAGTTCCTTTTAGAGTTGGAACTGGAGTATAGCAATATCTCAAGGAACCATAATAAAAAGGTGAAGAATTTACTATAATTTTAACATGAAGATTGCAATTAATAAATGCATAATTATCAATCTTCTTCCTTATAGTAACATTATTAAAATATAGCGTCCATGGATCAATACTTGTATACACACCATTAGTCATACTACTGTCAAATGTGAGAGTTGATATGAGAATTGGTCTGCCTAAAAAGGTACCTAATGATACTGCGGGGGTCGAGTCTTCAAACATTGTTGAGTCTGAAATACTAGGAAAATTTACTGAGGTGCCCACATTCTGGTCAATAAACAAAGTTGTTTGATGAGAAGATGAAGACCCTTGGTCAGTAGCCGAGGGTTGGGACTGTACTCCACAAAATGTGGAGGGTTCTGATTGTAATTGTTGGTTTGCAAGAGAGGTAGTATTCGAGTCAAGCACACTCTTATTAGCTTGCTCTATCTCATTTTCAAAGAAGTCCAACCACTTCCTTCCTGAATAGGAACTTTGGGGAACGCCCTGGTGGGATAAATCAGAATCTTGCCATTCTCCCACTGTTTGAAGATGAGAATCTTCTTCAGTAGGCAGTAACTCAAGATTTGAGGGAGTTTCGGTTTGTTCGTGACCAGAAGTGATCCCACACTCCTGTTTTAGATGTTCAGAATTTATCCAGTAGTCCTGGAATAAATCATCCCAACTAGGAAGAGTTGTTTTAGTAGTATAGATGGTCAACTCATACTCATCTATACATTTTTGAAAGAGTTTGCGCTTCTCCTCAAAAATAAGTTTACCATGAAAGAAATATTCTCGCAATGCTGAATTTAATATGGAACACGCTTGCTCTTCACGAGTTACTGTTTTAGAACGAACCCAAATAGTTAGCATTTTCTCTATAGAATCTTCAGAAAGAGCCCCCACTATACTATCTATATCAGCATCATATCTAAATTTCCTTTTCAAAAATGTTATTGAATTCGCATGCATAAAAGAAGAGCTTCCCTCTTCCTTCGAACCTGTGGTATAGGTTATATTTAATTCTGCTAGTATGGCACTAACATTAGCATGATTGAAGGAAGAACGAATCTTTTCATCAACATTGCACCACCCATCATCTCCATATGTGGTTAATCGAACATGTTGCTTAAATGAAAACTTGGCTAACTTGCCATTATCAACTTTTTTAAAAGCATATCTCATCAATAAGCTATGAACCAGACAATTTATTAGAACAGTCAAAATGTTCCCAGAGGGATTAACACCAAAAAATTGGTACAAATCTCCAAAATAATCAACAAAAGGGAAAATTGTATCATGAGCATAGCACCACATCAATTGCAACATTTCCTCAGGACATCCACACTTCCTATGGATCTCTATTATAATATAGAATGCAAAATATAAGAATTCAGTTAGCATACTTCTATCAAAAGCTTTAAAATCACCATCAAAATTACCATCTTCACCAAAAAACTTCATATGATTATATAATTCTTCAAATTCTTGAGATTGCGCCACTATACCTACTGCACATTCAAAATTTTGAGAATTATTTTGCATAAGACGAACAAATGATAAAAATAAAATGCGCCCAACTAGGCTATGTTCAAGAGGTGCCCCAAGAAATACCCGCAATTTATCTTCCAAAAATTTTTCAAAAGTTACAGGTTCATCTTTTTTTGAAGCTGAACCGACTGGGCAATATCGTGTGTTTTCTAGGTAACACTGTAGAATGAGTTCTACTCGTTCCATTATTTCATCAGTAAAAGTTATAGGGTCTTGAAAAACTTCATCAGGGGGCATTTTAACAGTGTAGTACTTTTTGCTCTTCTTATAAGGAAAACCTGCTGAAGAATTGCGATTCACAGAATCTACAAAGCGTACACCAGGCATACCATTGATGGCAACTTTAATATTTGTCATATGTAAAGACTTCTTATCTTCATCAGAAAGTGTAGCCATGACATCATTAACATACTCATCAGCAATATTACGTAACAGAACTGTACTTACAGGATATTTTATTCGAGCATAATCCTTCAAAGCTTTAAATGTACCGTTATAACCCTTCATAGGTGGTGGTCCAAATTTTACTTTATATCCATGTTTCTTGAAAAATGATTGAAATAAAGTAGCTTCAACCCGACTTGTATCACCACCCCTGCTAGTCGTCAATGATCCATATCTATACATTCTACCCTCATCCAAATAATTAGATGAACTTTTACTATTTAATGAAACTAATTTCACTTTAGTATTGGTAGAACTTAAACTAGGAGTACCACATTGCACTTGCATATCAAAATCTTTGGTTATTTCATTGATAGTAGCTTTATTTAAAAATATTGCAGCAACTCTGTTTTCATCAGCCTTCAAATAATGTATACCCAGTAATACTGGTCCCATTTCACTGAGACCAACTAGTATGCTACCACAATCTCCCCTAAGAGTGTTCATTCTGGAGAGCCCTTGAACAGATAAAACTAAATTATCTAGTAGACCATTTGTATCCATAACACAAGATTTTAATTGAGAGATCTCCATCTTATTAATGTGACCAAGAGCCCTTCGACCAATATACATACCATGCATGCTTCCAATCATACAATGACTTGTCATAAATAAATTAGTAAAATTTTTCTTTGGAGGTAATCCTATGATCTGGAAAACAGCTATATCTATTTCTGGGTATCTTTTTATGTTAGCTTGTTCTAAAACCATAAATATATTTGAGTTAATTCTATGAGATTGTTCAGAATCTAATACCTTTATATAGATATCACCTTCCTTATGCAAGGCATGATTATTTGCTATATAAATTTGTCCTTTTAAACAAAAAGCTCCAGTTCCTGCTTGCATTAGTGACCCATTATCATAAAATCTCATTTCCAATCTAACACAATTTTTTGATAATGAATCATATACTTGTTTTAATGGAACACCTTTATAAGATGTTGTCATAGGATGAACATCATATGTGGTCATTTCTTCTTGAGTATAAGTCCAGGGAGTTCTCCTTTCATTAGGACGGGCACTGGGAAAAGCCCCAGCTAGTTTAGATATTAAGGGTCCTTGCAGTTCTTTTTCATACTCTACTTTTACTTTATCTGCTTTGTCTTCTATTTCCTCTGGTGTCGTGACTTTTATAAAATGCTCCTTTTCGAGGATTTTGCGTGTGACAGCAAGAGGAACATTATGCTTAATATAACTAGCCATACATATCTTATTAATATCTTCTTTTGTGTAGGGGGGTCCAAATGTGTTTCCATTAACATCTATAAAATCACAATTCAATATTGAATTCTTGTCTTTCTTTAATTCCTGATGTATCTGCAGTTGTTTAGTAATTTGTATGGCACTATAAACAGCAAGGGCTGTAGAACCAATTAGTGCCGCTTTGACAAGAATTTCTGGATGGGAATAAACTTCTTTCTTTATTTTCTCACCACTAATTCTAAGTAATTTCTTGGCCATGATTGGATCAGTGGCCAGAAAAGAACTTAATCTCATAATGAAAGTCCTACCCATGAAATAATTAATCATAATACGACAGAATTCAAACCTAACATAAAAGAAGAGTATACTAGTGATACACATAAATGTGATTTTAAATATAAAACCTTCGCCTTTAGCAAATGTATTATATTTTTTCTTGTAAGAAGTAGCTTCAAGTTTATTAACGCATGCAGTATATGCTCTCACAACGTCGGGTCTATAAGTAAACCACGATGTCTTTTTTGGACATTCGTGCTCACTACCTAAATCCACATACTCATGACATTTAGGACAGGTATGTTCCACAAATTCTGGTTCGTCTGCTTGTAATTCCATACATTTACAAAACTTAATAGGGCGAAAACATTCCCTGCAAATATCTACATCTGCAACAATTTTTTCACATCTTTCAACTTTATCTTGGATTTCTTCATAATTTAACGCTTCACGTGAAAACCATGCTATAAAATCATAAACATTATCAAATGTTTGGTTCACAACCATTTTGGCACGTTGCTTAAATCGATCATGATTCAAAGGTTCAATTTTATAGACTGTAAAAAGCCAATAGTCTGGGTAGCACCCTGCTTCAACTTCTGGAACTTTAGCTGAGTCTATCATAACCTTATCTTTAATGTACTCAGGCTTTGGTATAACATCTACAACAAATGGAAATCTACGTCGAACAGCCAATGGGCAATTAAAGTACTCAAAAGCATCTAAATCCGGTGTATTTGTAGTACCTATGACTAGACGTGATAAAAAAGGTGTACGCCCCTTGTCTTGTAATTCAGCTTGATTTGGGACATAAGGAACATTATTGGCTATGGATAACATCTCTAATATAGATGGTTCCATTTCACCCGTGACTCCAGCCCGCCTTGATGAGAGCTCATCAAGAACTGTGCACCACTGCTGGGAATTAAAATTAGACCAGAACTGGTCAGCTGCATTACGTGTGAATTTATATTCACTCCCTGTTGGTAAGTTAAAGAGTTTCCCATAATGCTGAAAAATAATTTGAATTAAAGTGGTTTTAGCCACAGATGAACTACCTGTAATTAAAATGGTAAAAGGTGCTTTTCTATCTTTTTGGGCAGCTCTTTTAGTGAGCTCGGATGCTTTTATAAACTCAATATCGTGTAACATATTTTTTACTAACCTACGCTCTAGCTCCTTTAGTCTAGTTGAATGTTTAGCTATAGCATGCCCTTTCTCTATTGTTTCATTAAGGTCTGCTATAAATTGGTAACGTTCATTTTGTTTACTTTCACCAACTGGATTGCTCAAAGTCATATGGCGAAGTTTTAAATTAGCAACCATATCATACCATTCCTCATATTTAGATCCACAATGATATATAGGATCAAGAGAACCATGCTTTAAACACTGATAACCTCGCTCACATATAAAGACAATTGTATCTATAATTGTATAAATCATATCAGGTCCTTTATTAAACTTCTTTTTCAAAGCTTCAATTTCAAGTTTCTCATAATTGAATGATGAAAACGTCAGACCTATTTTCTCAAAG